ACAAATTGAAGAATGGCAACTAAGAAATTCATATACGGCATAGCCGTCGTAAAGTTTAATCAAAAGGAAATCGGCTACATCGAAAAAGGCAGTTGGGACTGGGGCGGCACAAAGGCCGAGAGTACGGACATCGAGGCCGAGCAGGTCCCCGATGCCCCGGTACTGACGCTGGCCAACAAGAACGCGACCATCGCGCCGACGTTCAACCTCATTCAGCTGGATTACGAGAATATACAAGCCGTACTGGGCGGCACGCTGGTAGGAACCTCCGGGTCGTACACCGGCTGGAAAGCTCCCACCGACTTGGTAGAACTTCGCGGCCCGTGGGAAATCAAGTTCGTCTCAGGTCAGACGATGAAGATCCCCAACGGTACTATCATGGCCAACTTGGGCGGCAAGCTGACGCTGACCGAGGTTTCCAAGATAGAGTGCCAGCTGAAAGTGAACAAGCCGGAGGAAGCGGACACCGCTCCTTACGAAATCAACGACACCCCATCGGAGTAACGTATGGACGAGAAAGTCGCACGCCTCATACAGCGCGAGGGGGCGGCCGCCCTGTTGGACCGGGGCGTGTCCGTCCCCTTGAAGGATATCCGCCTTCCGTTCCGCAAGCCCCTGCGCCTGCGGGTCGTCATGCGCCGCCCCCGGCTGGGCGGGCTTATTCGCTTGGCCCGGGTGTACCTCTCGTTAGGGGTGACGGCGGAACAGATGAACAAGTTTACGAAGGAGGAGGAAATGGCCTTTTTGGCGACCCACGGCAAACAGGTGAGCCGCATGGTGGCCTATACCCTGTGCCGCGGCTGGATCAGCCGCCGTCTGCTGGTCGGGACAACGGCATGGCTGGTTCGCAACTGGATAGACACCGAGTATGTCTCGGCCGCCATGCGCAGCTTCGTGTTCCTGTTGGGCACAGACCCTTTTACGACTATTATCAGATCAGCCGAGAGGACGAACCCGATGAAGCTGAGACTGAGCCAAAGAAACAAGGGGAGTTAAAGACGGTATTCGAGCCTTCCCATAGCCCCTTCGGATTTGTCTGGCAGGTGGCCGACGCCACCGGCTGGAAGGTAAAGTACATACTGGAAGGTGTGAACTTCCAGACCTTGATTATGATGCTGGCAGACGCGCCCCGCTATATCCGGAAGAAACAGGAGGAGAAGAGCGCGGAGGACGAGGCCGCCGACATCGTGGGATTTTTCCAGAGCAATTTGAAGAGATAACATGGCAATGAAACCGGTAGAAGTAGAGATATTGATGAAGGACCGCCTGTCGGTGGCCCTCGACAAGGCCGGCCGCAAGGTGGACGGGCTGAAAGGCAAGGCGACCGCCGCATCGTCGGAAATGGACAGTCAAGCCCAAAGGTTGCGTACCGCCATAGCCGGGCTCACGGCGCAAATGGAAGAATTGCGCAGGGTCGGACAAAACGCCTCCCTGAACCTCGACCAGAGTGAAAACATGGCCGGTATCGAAGCGCTCGAAAAGCAAATCGCCGAATTGGAATCCCGGTTAAAGCAGCTGGGTGCAACCGCAGAAGCTACACAGACAGTCCCCCCGGAACTGCCCGCCGCCAAGCAGCAATTCAACGGCCTGCATATGAGTATCCAACAGATCGCCCGAGAGATGCCCTCTCTGGCTATGGGTCCCCAGATGTTTTTTCTCGCCATCTCCAACAACCTGCCCATTTTCGCGGACGAGGTGAAAAGAGCGCGGGTCGAATACGACAACTTGGTGAAATCCGGGGAAAAGGGCGTGCCGGTATGGAAACAAATCCTCTCCTCCCTGTTCTCGTGGCAGACCGCCCTGACGACAGGCATCATGCTGCTGGTC